ATCTAGCGATGATGACATGGCTTACTTCAAGTCTCTTGCTGAAGAATAAAAACAAACGCTCCTTTCTCAGAACTTTGTTTTGACCCCGCCTAGTGCGGGGTTTTTTATTATACCACTACGATATTATCATAGATTATGTCCATAAAACCACGTTCTTGATTACGAACGGATGGCATAGGACGTTTAATTGGTAGTCTATCTGATGATGTTGTTAGGTTGTTATTGTTTTCAATGATAGGTACAACCGGTGTTGATTTTAGATTTAACCTGTTTGTTCTATTTTCAACCGATGGTGATTCAACCTGTGTAGCTGGCATATCAGGAGTTGTAACATCAGCTGGTTGTGATACTGTCGCTCTTTGTAATTGTCCACTTGCAGCTCTACCAGAATCGACCAAAGCATTAAAATTTGATGGCGCATCACTCGTTTCACTTGTGTTAGAAGTTCCTGATGAACCATTAAATTTATTGAATAGATTACCCCAACTACCTTCATTCATTTCAATTTTAGACAAATCATCGGATATGTTTAATGAAGGAAGTTCATTTTCCAATTTTGAAATCAAATCATCACCAAAATCAAAATTGCCAAAATCATCAAAATCTAATAGTCCACCTAATGTTCCAAAATCTTTTAATACTTTACCTATTGCTTCTTGATTAGCCTCACCAAAAGACTGAACTTTGTTGTTCATTTCTAACTGTAGGTCAGATTTTGCTATTTCCAAGTCACTGATACGGTCTTGTTGGTCTTTATATTCTTTACTGTTTTCGCCATATTTTTTTCTAAAATATTCCAAATCAAGATAAGCTTCGTCCAATTTGCCCGTTAAGTTACCCCATCTATTACGGAATGTTTCTTGTAAGTGTTTGAAATAATCTGCCGCTGAAACGGCAGCTAATGCTGTTCTAATAAGAGGATTACTAAAGACAACTTCAAGAGCCTCAGCTAAAATTTTTATCAAACTGAATGTCTTTTTTATACCTTTAACTAACATAAAGAATGATGATTTTACCAATCTAAGTATTGATATAATTCCTTTGCCCATCCATTTGATAACTTTTCCTATTCCTGAAACCAAAGCATTCTTAAATAAAAGTTTTAAACCTTTCATCATCGCAAACATTTCTAAGAACTTCAAACCAAAATTTTTGGTAAAACTGGATAGACTATCGAATATTCCGTTTTCTTTTTCTTGGTTCAATTTTATCAATGTTGGTTTTTTGTTACCGAGAGCCTCCAATAGTTCTTTGTGACGGCGTTCATCTTCCATTTCGTGTTCTTCTTCACGATTTTTTTCCAACTCTCGTCTATCAATATCTTTTGCATAAGAATTAGACATGAGTTTATAAATCTTAGACAACACGATATTGGAACCAACGTCCATATCCGAACCACCCATTTTAGATAGTCTATCACCGGTTTTCTTTCTTTCATGTATTGGTTTGTATCTTTTCGAGAAGTATTGTATGTCTCTAGGGTCACGACCCGTAAGGTGTCCAAGTAATGCGGGTCCAATTGAACTACCAAACGTCATCATTCTAGCAATATTCAAAGGATCAAAATATTGTGTTAGACCCATGGCACGTCCACGAGCTTTTAATGAGATTGTTTTTGATATTGCTGTACCAATTTTCTTTTCATACATTAATTGGTCGGACATCAAATCTAAGAATCCAGTTTTTCTGATTCTTTTAGCTTGTTGATAGGTAATACTCATCTTCTACTACTCTTTCTTTCGTATGCAGACACATCATCAAAAGATTCAACATTTCTTTTTGATGACTCTGTTGTAGACATACTATAGTTATTATTGATGACGTTTTGAACTGGGTTGTTACTCGACAATATTTCAGAGTTCAATTCATTCTCTTGTGATATATCATTGATATTTGTTCCAATTTGTGACGGATCTTTTATGAGATTTGATAAGGCTTGTATTCTTTCATTTCTATAAGAATCTATAACATTACCAACTTCTTCAGGTGAAATTGATGCCACATTAATACCATCACCAGCATAATAAGATTCACCTTTTTTAACCATTCTATTGGCACCCTGCATATCATACGGAACACCTATTGATGCCCATTCTTTTGCTAATTCAGCAATTGCAACATCTCTTGAAACATTTGGATCACCATTAAGATATGATTGTGCTTTTGGTCTTTTTGCAATTAAGAAATCGAATAATCTATCTTGTGTTGTTTCGTCAAACACATCATTCAAACTAACCTTACCTGCATCTATGGCAGCTTGTAAAGTTTTTGGTATCATTTGAAATTTACCAACAGCAAACAACTTTCCTTCTGACTGTAGTTGGCGTATTTGTCCCACTTTCATTTGAGAAACATTTTCTGATGTTCCTGGAATGTTTCCTCTTCCTGCAACATATTTTCCACCAACAGGTCTATTGAAAGCGTTTGGATCGCCACCAAAACTTTCGCCTTTACCAATTGTTTTGGCCAGTGCGTTTTTACCTAACATGACACCAGCACCAACTGCACCTAGACCCAAGGCAGCTTTACCTACTGTTGCTATTGTACCTAGACTAAAAAGTGTTGACAATCCACTTTCCTTGTCCATTTTTTTATCTGAGGGTAGTTTGACATTCAATTTACCCTTCTTACCCTTCATTTTCTTGAGGTCTAATTTTTTACCGTCAAATTGAAATTCTTCTCTTTTTGGAATTTCAGTAGCTGAAACACCGAGAGCTTGTAGTATTTCTTCGTGACGTTGTTGTTTTTTAAAGTGCATCGAATCATTTTTGTCATCATGTTCGTGTTCTTGTAACAACTTATCATTTTCTTTTCTCACCATAATTTTAAATATGGCAACAAGCAAATCGTAACTGCTTGCATTTTCACCGACACCACCACCCTGAACCTTGGTGTTAACAAGATTCAGTAGACTTTCAGCGGTTTCTTTAGATTGTTCAGATAGACTTACCATTTTTGTTTTGGAGTTCTTTTATTTTTTTGTTTTCTTCTTCCAAATATTGAATCAATAATGTAACATAGATATCTCTTTCCCAAGGTATCATATTTTCCAGTTCACCAAGACTATACTTGTGGTGTTGCATCAATGAGAAGTTAGTCTTGTAGTAATTTTTTAAATCATCATAACGAAGTATTAACCGAAAAAACTTTCCAGTCCTTCCATTTCAAAGTTGTGTTCAAAACCACATTTCTTACATGTTAACTGTACATTCTTTTTCAGTTTTGGCATGTTGTTAAAGAAGTTTTCCATCTTCTCAAATTGTTCTTGACTTAACATTTCAATGAAACCAATGAGTTCTTCTTGTGGTGTTTCTTTTGCGTAATAGAATTGTTCACCGTCATAAATGTATTCAATGCAACTAGCAATCATGTTGAAAGTAAGTTTTGCGATATCACCCATTTTTGATGAATCTGACACGATTTCAAACTTAGGCAACTTCATCTTAACAACAATTTTATCTGTCAATTGAATCTCTGGACTAACCTCAACATCAGTAATAGGTTTAACTTCAGTAAGATTGATTTGTGTTTCAATTACATTACCACATTCTTTTTTAACGCCTTCTCCTTTGTCAACTTCATTGTTGCAACGGTATTTGTTTTCAACCAATTCACCAACTGATTTGGCTCGCAGATTCAAAAACAGATACTCCACATCAATGATGGGAGTTTCAGATAGGTTAAAGTCTGGTGTCAATATACAAACATTAAGAATGTCTATGACCGCATTTTGAATGCTATTAGAATCTTCTGATTCCATAGCCATCAATAGAACCTTTTGTTCTTTTACAAGAAAAGGTCTAAATTTAATTTTTTGTTTTGAAATTGGTAATTCCAATTCATATGTTGGCACTTCAAGTTTTGGTAAAGCCATGATATCTCCTCATTTCATACTAAGTAATTTGTAATAGAATTATTAAACCATTTTGTATAGGCAAATGTTACAGTCAATTTATGTACACCATCATTAGACCAATCCAAATCTAATTGGTTGACAGAAATTGGCCATGCATCAATCAGTTCAACATTGTAAGTTAAACTGTTATCTACATTGTATTGGTTGATTAGAATTGACGTTGAATAGTCATCTTTGTAATTGAAATTGTTTGTAGATTTGGGGTTTACCAAATCCAACCAAGCATCAAAAAAGTATTTGATACTCATGTCACCGTCAACAATAAAAGACAAATCAATGTCATTGTATGTGCTGATGTATGGCATCTTCTCAATAGGACCATAAGTCTTTCTATCAACTGTAGCTAAAGTTCTTCCTGGTAATTGTGACACTTCGCAACGATACGATAACTTTTTTGGTGTTACCGGAATCAATGTTAACAATGTTGTTGGTGGTATGATTGTCACATCAAACCTATTTGCTCTTGCAACATCCGAGACAAAACTCGATTTAAAATCTGCAATACTTCCTGGCATTATTCGTTCCTTATTTCTTCAACAGACTCTTTCCAGACTGTTTTAGCTGCGACTTTCTTAAATTGGTGTACAGGTATGAACAGTGCAGTATCCCATTCATCAGGTCCAACTTTTAGAATTTTTGATTTGATTTGTGGCATCAAATACTTTTTGATGCAAGGTTTAAATTCTCTGTACCTACTTGTTGCAGACAATATATCATAAGTTACTTTGATTCTTCTGATATCTTCATCATCATATTGTGCAAGTGGCATCAATTTTTGCATGAATCTGATACGATAACCGATTGGTAAGTAGTGTAAGTTTAGACCAATAAACCCATCAGCTTCTCTTTTCAATGGCATAACCAAAGGAAATACGTCATAATATGGTAAGTCTGCTTTTGTTTTAGGGTCGTATGCAAAGAAGTAAAGACCACCAATTAGAAATTTTCGGTAGTCATTTGTTCTCACATATCGTTGTCGTTCTTTGGTGATAGGTTTGGCCAATTGAACTGGGTTTCTCAGTTCGGCAACCTTATCACGTAGCCACATCTGTGCATCACGGCTCATTAACGGATATTGAGCAGCAATCTTTTCGGTTGTTAGTGTAGTAAGTATTGAGGGTTTCATCAAAGTATTTATCAGAGTCCTAGGTGGTCTTCTGTTATTACTTTAAACTCCCAACCACGGTCAAGACAATACTCCTCGGCCGCCTTCCACTTAGATTGGTTAACTCCCCAAGTTGCAACCTCTGTGATGTATCTCTTTGTCACTTTTTTCTGCGGAGGTGGTGCCTTGGTCTGTTTTTTGGGTTTTACCTCAAGCATTAGAGTCTTAGATTTACCGTCTTGTGTTCTAACTTTTACCAAAAAATCTGGAAAATAACGGTGATACCTACCATCCACAGGTGAAATGTAGGGAATGGTAATTTCTTCAGATGCCCATGAAATAACGTTAGGATTCTTGTCAAGCCATGACATAACCCTCGCTTCCCAACTGGAACGATAGATGATATTAGTGTAGTCTCCTACGTATTTTGCAGGATTTGAAGGTTTGAAGATGCCTGAATATGCCATAAATACTATGTATAATCTTTTTTTACGGAAAAATAATGGCAGACAATTATGTAGCACAACCAGTTGGTATAAGTCAAATTGTACCAACAGAAATCTTAGATAACTCGTATCGCCAAGTAACAGGTGTTGTTGCTGACGGTGGAACAACGACTTTTTCTGGTGCTTCTGGTGCGGATTGGGACGTTGCTACATCAGGTAATTATGGTGGACCAACAAGTGGTCCATTAGTCGACCTTTACAAAAACAAATTTCAAAAAAATGCAATTCACTATCCAAAAGACTTGGATGCTT